CCTAACTTGCTGTTTTTGGAATAGAATGCTAAATATTATGAGCAACTATTACCAGGAGAATAGGCGATATGGCACTAACATCACCAGGCGTACAAGTTACGGTAATCGACGAGAGTTTTTATACACCAGCAGAACCTGGTACGGTCCCTCTTATTGTCGTAGCAACAGCCCAAGATAAAACAAACGGAGCTGGCACTAACACAGCTTCAGCAACAACCAAAGCAAATGCTGGCAAAGCATTTAAAGTTACCAGCCAAAGAGATCTTACCGATCTGTTTGGAGTTCCGTTCTTTGAGCAGACAGCGAGTTCAACTCCTATTCATGGCTCAGAGCGTAACGAGTATGGACTATTAGCAGCATACAGTTTATTAGGTGTAAGCAACGCGGCATTTATTGTTCGTGCTGATGTAGACTTAGACGAACTTGCAGCACAAGTAGATGCCCCGGGAGCGAGCCCAGTAAACGGCAAATGGTGGATCGATACGCAGGCTACAACTTGGGGTATCCAAGAGTGGAACAGTGCAGCCGCTACCACAGTAGGCGGACAGAAATTTACTAACAAAGTGCCATTGGTACTTACAGACGCAGATTTTCCAAGCAAAATAGAAACAACTAATGCTCCTAAAACTTCAGTAGGACAAATTGGCGATTACGCAGTAGTGTTCCGCACAGTTGAAGGTGATACTTCCTACGGTACAGCAGAAGATCTTGCAAGAATCTACTACAAGTCTGCTGGTAACGGTGGACTTGGAGATAATGCTCTAAGTGGTACACCAGTTGATGCAGGCGATTGGGTATTATTAGGATCAAATGCGTGGAAGGCCAGCTGGCCAGTGGTGATCAGCTCTACCTATAGCGGCACACTCAGTGGCACATTGTTTATTAATAACACTTCTATCGTTGCTGGATCCTTAACCACAATTAAAGATAATATTATTGCAGCAAATATTCAAGGTGTAAATGCACAGGTCATTTCAAATAAACTTTATATATACGCAGACGGTAGAAGCGGGTCAACTGGTGATTCTGCAACTGCTATAGACGGTCGGGTTCAATTAGACAACGGAACAGCTTCATGGGCAACTATTGGTATCACAGCCGGTGAATATCTCAGCCCTAAGTTGCAACAGACTCCGCACACAGATGTGCCGACCTTCAAGCGTGGTGATAACACTACTACTGTAGCAGGATATGCTACAGGTTCTGTATGGATTAAAACCACAGAACCTAATCGAGGTGCTCGCTGGAGAGCCAAACAGTGGAGCTCTGCTACACAATCATGGGTAGCATCAGAGGCACCGATTTATGCATCCACAAACGCAGCCTTGTATTATTTGGATCGCAGTGGCGGTGGCGCAAACATTTCAGTAGACACATTGTTTGTACAAAGCAACGCACAAGAAAACAGCGGATTTGACACAACACCAGACACAGCTGAATTCCGTGTATGGTATAGAAACGTTGGTGCAGGTCAAGGCACCAGCATTACATCTAACATTGTCAAAAGTGGAACCTTTACCGCAGCATCTACAAGAACATTTACATTGGCTGAAAGCATTGTAGGGCAGTTGGCATTAGATGCAGCTAAAACAATTACATTGAGCACAGCTACAGGAAATGCTCCTACAGGCGACAACAGCGATGCAGACAAGTTTGCTGCTGCTATCAACGCAGCTGGCTTCACAAACATCGAAGCTTCTGTAGTAGCTGTAACAGCGACTCAGAGCAGATTGGTAATTACTCACAATGACGGCGGCGATTTTAGACTCACAGATGGCACAGGTACTCCTTTGTCAACTTTGTTCACAGCCTATAACATCAAGACTAGAGCAGGTACAGAAAACTTCTATAACATCTCATTGGGCAGTGGCGCAGTGGGAGCAGAAGATCTTGCTACAGGTGCTGCAGAAGACTACTTGGTATCTGGATATAAACCTCTAGCTGCAGATGATCCGAGATTTGCTGCCGGACCTGATGCACCATTAAATGAACCAGCTGATCAACAAATGTGGTACAATCCTAATTTTGCTGATGTAGATATCATGGTTCACAACGGCAACACATGGGTAGGATATAGATATGGTGCTCCAGGAGCTAATACAACATCATCACCTTATTACGAAGCTGCAACAGCTACTCTGAGAACAGGTTACTTGCCTATTGTTGCTGCCAGCAATCCATATGTGTCTGGTGTTACTACATCAGGCGATCTATGGATTAGCACAGCTGATTTGGAAAACTTCCCAACAATTTACAGATACAACAGCAACTTAACTGATATCGGCGATGCTACACTGCGTTGGGAATTAGTAGACAAAACAGATCAAACAACTGAAGAAGGTGTATTGTTTGCAGACGCTCGTTGGAATACTACAGGAACAAGTTCAAGTCAATCAACTATAGAAGACTTGATCACCAACAACTTCTTAGACCCAGATGCTCCAGATCCAGCACTGTATCCTAAAGGCATGTTGTTGTGGAATCTTAGACGCAGTGGCGGCAACGTCAAGCAGTATCAAAACAGCTACATCGATACAGCCAGCGACAATCCAAGAACAAGCTCAGCGACACTGGCAGGATCAGCATTTCTTAGCGGTTCTGGTCTGAGCATGGAGACTTATTTCCCAGATCGTTGGGTTACTGCTTCAGGCAACAACGAAGACGGTTCGGGATCATTCGGTCGCAAGGCACAACGCAAAGTGGTTACACAGGCGTTGAAGTCAGTGATTGACACAAGCCAAGAAATCCGCGATGAAGAACGCAGAAACTTCAATATTATAGCTTGCCCAGGATATCCAGAAACAATGAGCAACCTAGTTAATCTCAACATTGACAGAGGTATTACTGCGTTTGTGGTAGGTGATACTCCATTGAGATTGCCAGCAGATGCTACTTCATTGAACAACTGGGGTACTAACGCAGAATTAGTCACAGACAACGGTGATGACGGTGTTGTGACCTATGATGAATACTTGGCCACATACTATCCAAATGGATTTACCACTGACCTAAGCGGTTCTAATGCAGTGGTTCCAGCAAGTCACATGATGCTGAAGACTATCGCACTCAGCGACAATGTCAGCTTCCCATGGTTTGCACCAGCAGGTACAAGACGTGGCGGTATTACCAACGCCACAGCAGTAGGGTATATTGATGCAGCCACAGGTGAATTCCAAACAGTTGCATTGAACGAAGGTCAACGCGATACATTATACGAACTAAAAATTAATCCAATTCCATTCTTTAACGGTGTTGGTTTAGTAGCATACGGTCAAAAGACCCGTGCAAGAAATGCATCAGCATTAGATCGTATCAACGTAGCACGTTTAGTAGTATACCTGCGTAGTCAGTTGAACAAGTTGGCTCGTCCATATCTGTTTGAACCCAATGACAAGATTACCAGAGACGAAATCAAACAAGCGGCAGAAAGCCTATTGTTAGAATTAGTAGGCTTGAGAGCAATTTACGACTTTGCGGTTGTGTGTGATGAAAGCAATAACACTCCGTCTCGTATCGATCGCAACGAACTTTATGTTGATATCGCTATAGAGCCAGTGAAAGCCATTGAGTTCATTTACATTCCATTGCGTATCAAGAACACAGGAGAAATTTAAAAATGGCAATTACATCGCTTAACAACATTGGTATTCCAACTACCAACGCAGCTGGCAGCACTCAAGTGCTGTTGATGCCAAAGTTAAAATATCGCTTTAGAGTTACACTGTTAGGATTTGGAGTTGCCGCAGCTACTGAACTTACTAAACAGGTACAAGATGTTACAAGACCTAAAGTGTCGTTTGAAGAAATGACACTGGACGTCTACAACTCAAAAGTTAAATTAGCTGGCAAATACACACTTGAAAACGTTACACTGACATTGCGTGACGATGCCAGTGGACAAGTGCAGAAATTAGTTGGCCAACAGATTCAGAAGCAGTATGACTTTATGGAACAGGCTTCTGCACGTTCAGGTATTGACTACAAATTTACCACACGTATCGAAGTGCTTGACGGCGGTAATGGTGCTCTAGTACCAACCACCTTAGAAACATTTGAACTATATGGTTGTTTTGTGCAGAATGCAGACTACGGTGATGCAAACTACAGTACCAACGAGCACATGACAGTGGCACTGACTATTGCCTACGATAACCTATCACAGTTCGCAGCTGGTACAACAGCAGTGAGCCCAATAGGCGGTATTGGAGCAGCAGTAGGAAGAACTATTGGTGCTGCTACTACAGGTGCGTCTACAGCCCAGGGATAATAGTAATATTAACTCAAAAAGCCCGACTAAAAATCGGGCTTTTTTTGTGGCATAAATATTTGTATGGCAAATAAATTCACGAGATATCTATCAGAGTTCGGTTCAGGCTTGATCGAAGGCGTAACCAAGCCCAAGGGTCAACAGAGTAACTATCGTCATGCCACGAGATTATTTGTTGATAACAATCTTAGACTCAGTCCTAAGACCAAGTTTCTTTACTATGTTCAGTTTGAAATAGACAACACAGTAAGAGGCATGAGTGCATTCACCGCCAAGCATGCCAACGAAGCTGGACTGTTAGTAAAGAGTGCAGACTTACCAAAATTTAATTTTGATTCAGTGGTAAAAAATCAATACAATCGCAAAAAGATAGTTTATAAACAGATCAACTACGAACCTGTAAACATCAACATGCACGACGACAGCAATGCTGTGATCAATGCCATGTGGGCCTTGTATTACGGTTATTATATTGCAGATCGTCACAATCCGGATGCAGCCTTCAAGCCCAATCATCTTAGAAAGACTGGTACACAAATTGACAATTTTAGATATGGCTTAGACAACGACAAGAAAGAAGCAGACTTCTTTAAATCGGTAACTATCTATACCATGAGTCGTAGACGATTTGTTGGATATACTTTGGTAAATCCCAGAATCAAGACTTGGAATCACGGGGGCATGGACTATGGAGCCAGTGAATTCAATGAAAGCCAAATGACGTTAGAGTACGAGGCTGTGAGATATACCACTGGCAATGTAAGTGTTGGTACACCTAAAGGATTTGCCACATTACACTATGACACTGTGCCAAGTCCATTAAGTGTGGCAGGCGGTGGCGTTGCCACACTTACAGGCGAAGGCGGAGTTTTAGATGGCCTGGAGCAGATTTTCGGTGACATTGGGTCAGGCGGTGCTTTCAGCACTCCTGGAGGATTCATTGGTACATTAGCCAAGTCCATAAACACCTACAAGAATTTTAAGAGCCTAAGCAAAGAGCAGTTGGCCAGTGAAGCAATTGGCATCCTTAGCAATCCTGGAAATATCACAGCGGCAGCACAGAGTATAGGCGGGGTAGTAGGTGCTATCTTTCCCAAGAGCGCCAGCACAGAAACTACAACCAGCGCCAGCCAACGGAACGTGGTAGGAGGTCCAGATTAATCTATGACTACTAATTTACCAGCACAACCTATAGAAGACAGTGCAGCTACTACTAAATTATACTTTGAAAACTACGGTGAGGCAGCATTAGAGTTTCCTTCCAATGATGTCACAGCCGCAGTGAGTTTTTTCCAGCAGGCCGGGTTTGATCTCGATGCTGCTTCGACCTGTGCAGCCGTAATCCTAAGACAGGCCAAGATTGACAGCACACCTATCTTTGAAATACTCGATACGTTGAAAAGTTTCTCCAGAGTTTCGTTAGGGCAGATCGTGGCAGAGATACTCAACAACAATCGTGTGTCCACATCTATATTAGGCTACAGAACCACTGATATAAAGCCTAACCAAACAAGAAACATAGCTGCCTAATGTCTAAATTCGCACAGGGACGATTTGAAATGAAAAACCCTGCCAAATATGTAGGGAAGAAAACTCCATTGGCTCGTAGTTCGTGGGAATTTGTGTTTATGCGTATGTTAGATGAGCATCAAGGTGTGGAAAATTGGGCCAGCGAAAGTATACAAATCCCATACCGAGACCCTATGACTGGCAAATACACAATATATGTGCCTGATTTCTTTGTGGTCTACAAAGACAAAACTGGCAAGAAACATGCAGAAGTGGTAGAGGTCAAACCGCAGAGTCAAACCCTAAGAGAATCAGTGGGCAAAAGCAGATACAATCAAGAGCAGTATATTAAAAACATGGCCAAATGGGAAGCTGCCACAGCTTGGTGTAAACAGCAAGGTATTAGGTTTAGAGTGGTCAATGAAGGGGATATTTTCCATCAAGGCACCAAACGCAGATAAGTATGATATGACTAAAAAATTAGAAGAACTATTTGATTTAGAATCTCAGCCCGAGCCTGCACTACCACCTCCGCCTGTACATGAAGAAATCAATAGTCTTGAAGATCAGTTTCAAGCGGTACAAAAGATAGTACAAACACTGCCGCATATACAAGAACTGGATAATCTTGATGAGCAAGAACTGGATAATTTGGCAAAAAAAGCAGAACAGGCCTACGATGATCTCATGGATTTGGGCATGAACGTAGAAGTGAGATATTCGGGTAGGATTTTTGAAGTAGCCAGCTCAATGATGGGCAACGCTATTACTGCCAAAAGCAACAAGATAGAAAAGAAACTCAAAGCTGTGGATCTACAGCTGAAAAAACTTAAAATAGACAACGATGCTGGAGTAGATCCCAACAATGTAATAAACGGGCAGGGCTATGTGATTACAGATCGCAATGAGCTGCTGAAAAAATTAAGCGGAAAAGCATAAATACTCATATGAAAACTTTTAAAGAATATCTCGTCGAAAACAAAAAAATCTACAGCTTCAAGATCAAAGTTGCAGGCGATGTTCCTGAAAAATTCCAAGAAGCTCTTAAATCGCGCTTGGACAGCTGCAAGGTTATGACATTTGAAAAACTGTCAACTACACCCATACAGAAATTGCCACTGGATTTTCCGGGCAAAGAAAACATGCAGGTTACCATATATGAAGTAATTTGCGAATATCCTATTACTCCACCAGAAATAGAAACACACGTTAAAGCTATAGGCATAGACGAAGATTGTTTCCGTGTAAGAAACAGCGGTGAGCCTACAGAAGTAGATCAAGTGTTGATGGACAACGAACCCAGTGGCGAAGCTATGTTAGACGAACAAGACATGGACAAAGGCACAGGAAAAATCAAACACAAAGATTACTTCGGTGATGATTTCAACAAAGGGTTTCTAAAAGATTTAAGCAAAACAGCCAAGCAGAGAACCAAAGACGGGTTCGCTGCTGAATATAAAATACCCAAGCAAAAAATAGACAAAGCCGGATCTATGAGTCCAATGTCAAATGCTGGCAAACCAGATCCACGCAAAGGAAATTAACTATGAACTTTCAAGAACTATTGGCCAAGATGCAGGAGTTAGACAGGCCCGCCACAGAAGCCTGCGGTGACTCACCTATGCCAATGGGCATGCCTAGCATGCCACCGATGTCAGCAAAACCAGACACTCCACCACCGAGCATGAGTTTAAATCTCAATGCACAAGGCATGGACAACATCGAAGAACTAATGAAGCTGATGACCAAAGTTAATCCAGATATGATTAACCAACCAGCACCGATGAGCTCTATCAGCATCGAGCCTATGGACAAGCCCATGGGCGGACTACCTCCATTAAAGATGCTGCCAGACATGGACTCAAAGCCACACAGCGAGCCAGATGCAGATAACATGGGCGGTCCGAGCGACATGGATGCAGACAATATGCCGCCAATGGGCGACTTAGATCGCGATGACGGCGATGATGTAACCAAAGACATGGGCGACATTGACGGTGATGGAGATCATGACATGGATGATCACGATGCTGAAAAGAAAGAAAAAGATGAAGCATTTGGTAATTCACTGAACGGTTCAGAGCCAGAGTACGCAGGCGTTGACGCTGCTATTCCAGACGGTGATGATCTAAACAAGCCTAAGAAAAGCTTCAGCGGTAAACCATATCGCGGTGACAACCCTATGGCCGCAGGCGCTTACGAAAGCAAAGAACAACTACGTGCCAGTATACGAGAAGAACTACTTCAGAGATTGGCAGAAGCTAAAGGAGCGAAATAATGTCAGGATTTAAAATTTCATCTGAGTCACTAAGACCAGAATTTTATCAAGTGGTAATTACACTAACTGGTGGTGCAGGAACATACCCTACAGCAGACGGCAACGACAACGGAGCAGTATGCCCACAAGATCACAGCGCATTTGCAACAAAGCCAGCTACATTGGCAATTGGCCGTCGTGTGGCTAGGGGTCATCAACGTTTCTTAGCCATTGTTGAAAATCTACAAAAATACGCTGACGCACAAATTCAAGACGTGCAGTTTACCAGTGCTGGCGTAACAGTAGCAGCCAATCAAGCAACCGCAGTTACATTTACGGTGCGATATGACCGTGCAGGTGCAGCAGGTGCCGGCACATCAGACGGTGTATTAGGCGGAACAAGAGCAGAAATCGGAACACCTTTTGAATTTACCGCTACTACAGATGGTACTATTACTGTGGATTCGACTGCTAAGGCATTGAGATATCAAGTTGGCCAAGCCATTGGCAGAACCAACTATGTTAAGAGTATGAGAGTATTTGATGGCGGTCAAGGTGCTGAAATACAAGAATCATTAACTGTTACATTGCCCGACACGCTTGCAGACATTTACAAAGACGTAGCTGTAACCCTAGTCGATGCAGCAGAAACCATCGATAGTTAATACAAACTAACAAACCAAATAGGCTCTCCGGAGCCTATTTTTTTCATTAAATAAACATATGTCAAAATCCTTAGACGGCAATCTAATCAAGAAAGCCCATGCACCGATACGCTATAATCTAGAAGAAGTCAAGCACCTAGAAGCCTGTATGGATCCAGTTACTGGACCTTTATACTTTGCCAAAAACTTTATCAAGATACAACATCCTACTAGAGGATCAATACCGTTTGAGCCCTACGGGTTTCAAGAACTACTGATTGACGCATACCATACCAACAAAGAATGCATAGCCATGTTGCCACGTCAGATGGGCAAGACCACCTGCGCAGTAGCATACCTATTATGGTATACTCAGTTCATGCCAGACGTACAGGTATTGATCGCTGCACACAAGTACGAAGGTGCTCGAGACATCATGGATCGTTATCGATATGCTTATGAAAATTTACCCGATTTTATCCGTGCTGGAGTATATTCGTATAACAGAAACACCATCGAATACGATAATGGATCACGCATACAAGCAACTACCACAACTGAAAACACAGGTCGTGGCAAATCTCTTTCGCTAATATACTGCGACGAGTTTGCATTCGTACAACCACCAGAGAAAGCCAAAGAGTTCTGGACAGCATTATCACCAACATTAGCCACAGGTGGTAAAGCTATTATTACATCAACACCTAACTCAGACGAAGATCAATTCGCCATGATTTGGTTAGAAGCCAACAAGCGATTTGACGACTTTGGCAATGAAACTAAATTAGGTGTCAACGGTTTCTTCCCCTTCTTTGCACCGTGGCAAGAACACCCAGACCGTGACGACGAGTGGGCTAGATTAGAACGTGCTAAGATTGGCGAAGAACGATTCCGTAGAGAGTTTGAATGCGAGTTCTTGATCTATGACGAAACTCTAATCAACTCTGTGAAGTTAGTTGAACTTGCAGGATCGGACCCTATGATGAACATGGGGCAGACTCGTTGGTATAAAGAAATAAATCCCAGAGCCACATATCTAATAGCTCTAGACCCTAGCTTGGGCACAGGTGGAGACTACGGGGCTATACAGGTCTATGAAATGCCTGAAATGGTGCAGGTAGCAGAATGGCATCACAATACCACTCCTGTGCAGCAACAGGTCAGAGTGTTGAGAGAAATACTAAAATACATCTATGAAAGAGGTGAAGAACAGGGCGGTGCACCTATTATGTATTACAGTGTTGAAAACAATACCATAGGTGAATCTGCCCTAATAGTGATCAACGACATAGGTGAAGAAAACTTTCATGGATTGTTCCTTTCAGAGCCCATCCGCAAAGGACACATTCGCAAGTTCCGTAAAGGATTCAACACCACACATAGAAGTAAAATATCTGCTTGCAGCCAGCTAAAGAACATGATTGAAAATCATAAAATGACCATCCACAGCAAGCCCTTGATATCCGAGCTGAAAACATACATTGCTTCGGGACTAGGGTTTAAAGCCAAGAGCGGAGAACACGACGATCTAGTCAGTTCAACACTGCTGATCATGCGCATGGCAGATGTGTTAGCAGACTGGGATCCACAGATCTACGACAAAATGACGGAAAAAATCACTGATGAATCTATGCCTATGCCGATCTTTGTAAGCATGGGCCTTTGATAAATATACTTATGGACGCAACAAACAACATCGCCACAGATTTATTCTACAAAGTACGTAGCCGCTTCTCCGGCCTAAAACTAGGTGCAGGTTCAGGGGAGATCACTATCAATCCAGAGCAAGCTAGGTTCTTTGATTTTGACTACACAGAAGGTCAAAATCCTATAGGACATGTCAGTATCAGCCTTGCAGAACCCAACTCTATGAAAGTGTATTTTTCTAATGGAATTACAGAAGGCATGGATGACGGGCAAAAAACAAACTGGTACGGCTTTTTGAAAGAACTGCGTCAATTTGCCAAACGAAGATTATTAAGTTTTGACACACGTGATATTGCTAAAGATAATTTAGATAAACGAGATTACGAGTTCCTAAGTCAAAATGCACAACCTAAACCACAGACAAATATGATACAGAAATCAGTCGGAGAAAGCCTAATGAGTGAAAGCACAATGTACGGTAGCAAAACAATGAGCTACCAAAAATTAATGGACACACGTCTAATTATTAAACACAGCCATGCAGTGATGGATGACACACAACCAGGTGCCAGAACTAGAAATATTAATGCCCTGTTTGTAGAGAATCAAGACGGTGAAAGATTTAAGTATCCTTTCATTCACTTAGCTGGTGCTAGAGCCATGCAGCGTCACGTGGCCAACGGCGGCTTACCTTACGACGATCTAGGCAAGAGTATTACACAGATGAGCGAAGAGATTGCACAACTCAAGAGTTTCGGCAACTACGTAGTACGCAACGACCTAATGAACTCAGATACTAACTCTGTGGTCGAAAGAAGCACAGAATATCTAAATCATCTAAGAGAACAGATCAAGGCATTGAGCAAACAAAGCCATTACGAGGCATACAAAGAATCATTCCAAGCCTACGACAGCGAAGAAATTCCACAAGATGTAGTAGAAGATTTCAAACAAAAATTCACGGTCAGATCATTCAAAGAAGATATCGCAACTGTGTTTCCGGTCTTATACAGACTGATGAAAGAAGGAAGCACCATAGGCTATGACGACATAGTCGCTATGACACAAGAAGAAATCAACAACGAAGACCTAACGGTTGAAACAGAAGACAACGATCCATTTGCTCAATTTGAAAATTGGGTCATGGGTCTAGGCGAAGATAGTGCAGTGACCAGTGAAGACCCCGACGAACAGGCAGCAGCATTACAGGAACTACAAGAACTTGTAGGCCAGCATTTTCCAGCAGGCGTTGACGGAACTAACGCTATCGAGAGTCTCAAAGGCTTAATTGAAGATCCAGAATTGTACAAACGAATTAAAGAACAAGCAGCACAAGATCCGGATGCATGTGTACGACCATTGATTAACGATTGGTTAGAATTTAATGCACCCGAAGCACTAGAACAGTTAGATTTTGGCGACATGGTGGATGACCCGGAAGCAGCCCAAGGAGGTGACCAAACTGCCCCGGAAGCGGAACCAGCACCAGTTGATCCAGCAGCAGCGGCTGTACCTGCAGAAGAACCAGTACCGCAAGAGGCTGTGGATCCCGACAATCCTAGGGACTACGAAAGACCAGCGATTGATCGTAAGAAGTCAGGCGAGCCACCGTTGACCATGAAAGATGTAGAATACAAAGACGACAAGCCCAAACGTGATTTCGAAAAGAGAAAGCAGAGGCTCAACACCGAAGAATTAGCAGAGTTTATCACATCATTTTATGATCGTGACACCGGCACATTCCCCAAAGGCCCAGAAGGCGTTGCTATCATGGTAGGTAAGAAATTTGGTGAACAGGCAGAATCAGTGGCTCGTAGATTTGTAGAAAGAATGGCACCGAACCAGACAACTGATCAAAATCCAGAGTTGTCACGTATTAGAGAATTGTCAGGCATTAGCCAAGGCATTGGAATGTAACAGTTTCGTCGCAGTTAGATCGGGCACTTCGGTGCCCTTTCTTTTGGCTAAATGAAATCAAACTTTTGTGTAAACGTTTAGTCCTACTAAAGCGTTATATATATACGTAGGGAATATTCTTTACGTAAAACAACCTAAAGGAAACTTTAAAATGAAATCCATCGCAATCGTAGTAGCATCATTGTTCGCAGTATCGGCATTTGCACAAGCACCTGCAAAGAAAGAAGAAGCCAAGCCAGCAGCGCCAGCTGCTACAGCAAGTGCTCCAGCACCAGCTAAGGTAGAGGCTAAGAAGGACGAAAAGAAGCCTGCAAAAAGCGAACCTGCTAAGAAAGAGCCAGCTAAAGCAGACGCAAAAGCCGCTACTCCAGCGAAGTAATTTCGGATTAGATGGCAGTGATCTCATCTTAGATGATGAGATCACATTTGGCCGTAATCGGCGAGCAGCAGAGTTCGGTAAGGTAGTTGAAGATGAGTTATCGGACTATGTAAAGTTTAGATTATGGTTAGCAAGGCAATTAGCAATGGCAAAGTATAAGGAAAAGTGGGCATGACCCGCTTTTTCTTTTGGTAAAATGAATCAAAAAAATAGCAGATAATCATTGACCTTGATAAATAAAAAGCGCATAATAAAACATGTGCATAAGGCATATAAAACATTTTAGGCATAACATAGGAGGCATTTAAAATGGCGTCACTCGCAGAAATCCGTGCTAAACTTCAAGAAGCACAATCAAAGTCCACAGGACAATCCACCGGCGGTGGAGACAACGCAATTTACCCACATTGGAACATGCAAGAAGGCAAAGAAGCTGTCGTACGTTTCTTACCTGATGGCAATCCCAACAACACATTCTTCTGGGTAGAACGTGCAATGATCAAATTGCCGTTTGCAGGTATCAAAGGTGAAACAGACAGTAGGTCAGTACAAGTACAAGTTCCTTGTGTGGAAATGTACAACGACGGCACAGTTTGCCCAATCCTTTCAGAAGTTCGTGGTTGGTTCAAAGACAAGAGTCTTGAAGAAATGGGTCGTAAGTATTGGAAAAAGCGTTCATACATTTTCCAAGGCTTTGTGGTTGAAGATCCACTCAAGGAAGATAAACTTCCAGACAATCCTATCCGTAGATTTATTATCGGTCCCCAGATTTACGCTATCATCCGTTCAGCATTGATGGATCCGGAATTGGATGAGTTGCCAACAGACTTCTTGAAAGGTCTGGACTTCCGTATTGCTAAGACATCTAAAGGTGGCTTCGCTGACTACTCTACTTCAAAGTGGAGCCGTCGTGAGCGTTCATTGACTGATGTCGAATCAGCGGCAGTAGAAGCACATGGTCTTTTTGATCTCAGCGGATTCTTGCCAAAGAAACCCACTGATGTAGAACTCAAGGTCATGAAAGAAATGTTTGAAGCTTCCGTTGATGGTGAAGCCTATGACATGGATCGTTGGGGTCAATACTTCAAACCAGCAGGCATGAGTCAAGCCACTGGTGATCCTAATAGACCAGCAGCCGCTGCCGCCTCTGTGCCAGACGCTGATGACGAACCAGCTCCTGTAGCCAAAGCTGCTCCAGCAGCCGCTCCAGCAGCTTCAACAGAATCTGCCAGTCGTGCGCAAGACATCCTTGCCATGATTCGCAATCGTCAGAAGTAATTAGACTAAACATAGAGTGTGGGGCAACTCACACTCTATTTCTCAACAGGGCAAAAAAATAATGGCAAAAGCATTTGATATTTCTAAATTTAGAAAGTCAATCACTAAATCTATCGACGGTTTAAGTATTGGCTTCAACGACCCAACCGATTGGGTTAGTACAAACAACTACGCATTAAACTATCTTATCAGCGGAGACTTTAAACGTGGTATTCCACTAGGCAAGGTAACTGTGTTTGCTGGTGAAAGTGGTGCAGGTAAATCATTTATCTGTTCAGGCAACCTAGTCAAGAATGCACAAGCACAAGGCATCTTTCCAATCTTAATTGATACAGAAAACGCACTTGATGAAAAGTGGTTACACGCACTTGACGTCGACACAAGCCCAGACAAGTTGTTAAAACTTAACATGGCCATGATTGACGATGTGGCAAAGACTATTACAGAATTTGTGGCGGAATATAAAACAATGCCCGAAGACGAGCGTCCTAAAGTATTGTTCATTATCGACAGTCTTGGAATGTTACTGACTCCCACTGATGTTAACCAGTTTCAAGCCGGGGATCTTAAAGGTGACATGGGTCGTAAACCTAAAGCACTAACAGCACTTGTTCGTAACTGTGTAAACATGTTTGGTAGTCTAGGCATTGGGCTGGTAGCAACTAATCACACATACGCAAGTCAGGATATGTTTGACCCAGATGACAAGATCAGTGGTGGTCAAGGTTTCATTTATGCAAGCTCAATCGTAGTTGCTATGCGTAAATTAAAACTAAAACTTGATGCAGATGGCAATAAGACCACAACTGTGCAAGGTATCCGTGCAGCTTGCAAGATCATGAAAACTCGTTACGCAAAGCCGTTTGAAAGTGTACAGGTTGAGATTCCTTATGAAACAGGTATGAGTCCATATAGTGGATTAGTCGACTTGTTCGAAGCCAAAGGCATGCTCAAGAAAGAAGGTAACAGCCTTGTCTACACTACTAAAGACGGTGAGATCATCAAGCAGTTCCGCAAGGCTTGGGAACGCAATGAGAAAGACGGCTTAGACATTGCCATGGAAGACATTTCAAAACATGGCGAAATTTCCGCTTCAGAGATAACTACTATTGTTGAACCTGAAACGGAGATTACTGAATGAAAGAAGATTTAATTGCCGACTTATGGCATGTGGTAATTGGGCATATACCTGAAAAACAAAGGCCAGATGTGGCCACTGATTTTGTAAACACACTGTTGGACTACGGTATCAAAGAAAGTGTATTGGACAGCCTGCAAGGAGTAGATCCCTTTCTTGACGAAGCTATCACATATGCTATCGACGGTGAAGAGATTGAAGACGATGCCGACAGCTACGACGAAGAGGAATAAATGAATTGGTACGACAAGGTTAGTAAAGATATAAGCAACATTCCAGATGCTGCGGCCTATTATGAAGCTGAGTTAATCGAAGCAAAACAAGATGTC